CGTGAGTACGCCAGAGGTTTATCCGACTGGTTGGTGAGCGGGAGCGTAACGGCCATTCATGCCAGTGAATTCAGCGTTAGTAGTGATGAAGGTTTTGCTGGAACGGCGGATGCGTTGATTGATACGCCACTGGGTTTGACGATTTGTGATTTCAAGACGACGAGTCGTGAGGGCGACAAGCCCGAGGCATGGCTGAAGGATCACCAGGACCAGCTCGGGGCATACAGCCTGGCGTTACGAGAGCGATCTGGTTTGAGATGCACTGCTGGGGCGGTGGTCATCGCCAAGCCCACGGGCTCTGTGCAGCTAAGAATGCTCACGGAGCTGGAGCTGCGTGGTTGCGAAGCGAGGTGGACCGAACGCAACAACCTGTATAAGGAGATGTTGTTGAGCGGAGAGGTTATGTAGTGGAGGAAGCGTTAGAGCTGATCTATCGCGGTCAATGCAACGTGGCAGTGAAGGCAAAAGAAATAGGCGTCTCAACTGAAGAGCTGAAACGCCTGTTTCGGGTTTATGCGATGCAGCGCCCTATCGATGAGGATGTTTGGCGCGGAGACGTGGAGTTAGGTTGGCCCTGGGTCTGAGATGCACTCTTCCATGGCTCTACGTTCGTAGTAACGCTTCAGGCGTAAACAGTCGTTGGACTGATCGGAATTGCCTTGTCGTTCAAAGATGCGTGCCCTAGCTGTCTCATAGCGGATGGCTTTAGGCAATAGATCTGTTGGAACGCGGGAGCCTTCAGGAGAGTACTTGTTGCCATTAAGGATGCTGCTCATGAGTTGTACTTCCGGTTGTAAGCGGCAGTGTGCATCTCATCCAGGGTCACTGGAGGTTCACCACCTGAGTCATCCCAAAGGTATTGAGGCGTTGGATCGAAGTCCAGTTCATTTTCCAATTGTGGAATGATCTCAGACTCCAAAAGGTCTCGCATTGAAGCGGTGAGATGTTCATCCATCATGTGGCGCTTATCTTCCCGCTCGATAACGGCCTTGAGCTGCTGGAGCGTGGATTTGATGACGGCGTATTCGTTTGAGCTAATGGTCATGATTTGATGTCCTTGAAGGCGTTGATGCGGTGATACTCCCAGTGAGTGTTATCGCCACATTGGATGGCACGGATGCTTTCGGGGCGAAAACGTCCTTTGTGCCTCCAGGCGGCAATCGATCTAACCGACACATTTAGCAGGGCCGCAAATTCTCGTGGAGGAATCCACGGGCTAGTTGGCGTCTGTTGTTCGATTACAATTTGAAGCTCAGAACGCATCTGGAGGACTTCTTGTAGAAGCCGGGCCAGGAGTTCATCGTGGTTCACTTGAGACTCCGATTCCGTTCGGCTGCACTAGGAATGGAACGGTCTAGCTCCTCTTGTTCTTGAAGCCATTCCATCATTTCGATTTCAGCGTCTGTGGGCGGCCAGGGGTCTTCGTATTCGGAGGGGAGGAGATCACGGGGATCATCGTTGCGGATGGTTGTCATGGTTATCGACGAAGGATTGGATGCGACGTTGGATGGAGCGGAGGATGAAGGAACGACGGCAGTTGTTCCACCCGGCATGTTCAAGAAAATCCAACTCCCAGTCGATTGAATCGACCAGGAGCGAATAGTCATGAACTGAGAGGTCAGGATGCGAAGGCTTGTTCATGTTCTGCCAGGCAATGCGGGCATGTTGGAGCGACCAGGGGCTTCTGGGTGACCATGGCAACAGCGAGCATGGCTGCGACACGGTGGGGCGGTTGATCCTGTGAGAAGGGCATCAACTGATCGTTGCCGAACTCGTCCATAACCACTAACCCCTCGGTGAGAACGATCACGAGGGTTTGTTCGGCACGTTTGAAGGAAACGCGAGAGCGGCGCAGGTTGAGCTGACAGAACATGACACCGATGCCTTGTTGGGGATGTGGATCGGTGAATTTCACTCCGAAGTTGTAGCCGAGATTAAGGTCGGCATAGTCCAGGGCAGATTCCAGGGTGTGGATAAATTCGTGGACGTTATCGGACAGGGGAGGAAGGCTGGTCATCGTTTGGTGTGTTTTAGGACGTTGAAGCAAAGATCTTGGAGATCCTTATTTAGAACAGTTGTATCGCCACATTTGGCGGCTTCTAACTGATCTCTAAGTACCTCCTCAGCATCAGCACGTAGCTGGCGTTTCGTACCGTTTTCCCACGGTTCATCGAGCGTAGAGATGAACTCGCGGAACCAGTTATACGAGCTACGTTCCGAGACTCCATAGTCGTCCACCAGTATGGAGACGATCTCCTTCCGGGAGTGATCGTCCTCATAAAGCTCCTTAATCTTCTGAAGACAGAGGTCATGGGTTGCTTGTTGTTCATTGGAACGGGGCATTGCACAGTGCAATTTGCAAGGTGTGGATCAATAGAAGGCAGCGAATGGATTCTTTCTGATGTTTGGAACGTCAGCGGTGCCATCGTGTTCGAAGAACTGCCACAGGCGCTTAACAGCGTCTCGGTGCCATCTCATCGTCAACTTATGCGCGTGAATCCGGGTGAGGCAGTCGCGATAAAGCGCCAGGGCTGTCAGGGTTTCCATGCTGCTGATCGCCTGATCATCTTTGGCATGGGGCCGACCGAACTGGGCGATGTGAGTCCAGCGACGGATTACATCAGCCTGATCCGGGTAAGCTCTACAAGCGGTGATAGCCGCAGCACCAAGGTAGTGGCTTGGAGCGGAGGTGAAGCCATCAGGCTTGCCACCTCTGACAAGCTCGCCATTCCCGTAGGCAAGGATTGAATCCTTCCAAATTGTTCTAATTTGATGGCAATGGTTCATATATTCGTCTTGCCACGCATCTCGCATCACATCAGTCCCTTGATCATTGGTGCGTGAAGCTGAAAATTTAGTGTCTAAGATTTTAAGGAGTGAAATTTCTCCAGGCGTAATATCACAGCCATGCGCTGCCTTATACCTTTCGTGAGGTCTGCGATTTCTAGTGGTGTCTATTTGAACAATGCAGCTTGAGGGCAGGCCCCGTTGAACAATGATGTCATAGGTTTTTTGAGCCTGGATCATGGCCTCTAACGTGTGTTGGCCGTTTACATTCAACCCATCTTCATCAAACATGATGTGGGTGATATGCGGATTAAACACATCAGCCTGCATTTTTTTGACAAGGTTGGAAACCTGCCTGGGGTTAAGTTTGCGCTGGTGCGGATGGAGCTTGCCTGACCACTCTTTAGCGAGCGCAGGCGTGACAGTCTCGTAGGCGACGGTCGGTGCCATGGTGTTGTTGGAACGTGAGTAGGAAGGAGTTGGGACTTACATCTAATCAATCAGCTTTAGAATCAGCCCAGCGGTTCCCGGACTTGTTAGGTCCTTTAGAAGAAGCGCTAGTCAAGCCACAAACCTCATCCCCACTCATATTTGAGTCAGCACCGCATCAAGGCGGGTGGATGGCTTAGGTAGCCAACAACCTGAGGAGTTGTATCTGTGGCGGGGTGTCAGTGTCGGTGAGGCTTGAAAGCCATCCAACAGATCGTCCCTCTCGCTGATTGATTGGAATGCCCAATCGAATAATAGATTAACCCTTATTTGGTGTGCGTCAAGGCGATTCATGGCACCATTTACACAGATCCGCCAATCAAGCCTTGGAAATCCCCAATCACCGCGTGGAACGGGTGGATGACATGACCCTCAGCTACATCCTGCGGGCGATCCAGGCGTATGCGTCCACGGCTGAGGGGCGGCAGGGGCCACTAGGTGACAGCCTCTATGGCCGGAAGGCCTATGAGGCCATAGCCAGGGTTAAGGCTGATGCCCTGGCCCTGGTACGGTTCGATCACTAGCGCCTAACGGCTGCTTTTTTCTCCGCTAGGTTCAGGCTCCAATTATCGGAGTTCAGGCCGTAGGGGAACTTATGCCGTCCCTGCCACGGAACCCCGGCAGACAGGAACCATTCCCCGGCCTGTTGATAAACACCAGGGGATCGCGTCCCGTCTCCACAGAAACAAGACAGGATTACGTTGATTCGGCTTTTGGTGGTGTTGGTACGCCAGCCGCAGTCCGACACTTCCAGGATTTGATCGGCGGGCCAAAGTTTGCAGATCACGTTGCCGTGAAGCTCAACCTTTATCACACGTTCATAATCGAACGTACCTGCCAGGCCGTCATGAGCCTGCAACACTTCCATGTTGGCTGATCGCCAATAGGTGCCGGAATACTCCGGCAGCCAGAACAAATCTCGGATGGCCTGGATCGTTTGCGCTTCAATTAATCGCATTGCGTTGCTCCTGTAATTGTTTGGCGGCATGACGTGCCGCAGTTAATGACCGATAGGCCTGAAACTCTCCGACAGTTTCGATCTGTCCGTCATCAGAACAGAACCGGATCGAATAGCGGCGAGGCTCCGATTTCACGTAACGCCCGCCAGCCAGATACATCCCTTCAAACTGTTCTGATGAGATGAAAAGGGCTCCCCCATCAACGGGGAAGACCTTAGAACTCAACCGACTAGAGAAGAACCGGAGAGCCCCTGGATCGAACCAGTGGCCGCCGGTTGCCTTATGCCGGGCTTTAATTTCTTCTAGTGTCCAGATCATGCCACTGCTCCGTGAGTCTCGGACAGGTCGTCCCAGATTCCACCGGCATCGATCACCGCGTCTCGTTCTGTTTGGAACGGACCCACGGGATCGCCGTCAGGATGGCAACCGGGAAAGCACGGCCACCAGTACCAACCACGATCACCGATGCGGTGCTGGGTGGCTGGTGGAACGTCGTAATAGAAGAAAGTCTCCAGCGAGCCGTATCCCGTGCCGGAGTCGCTGGCGAATTCGTAATAACTCATCGTGCCACCACCTTGTGAACTTGGGTTCCGCTGTGCTGGGTCGGTTGCTTCGCTAGCTCAGCCAGCGCAACATGCCAAGCCGTGCCGATCATGCCGACGCAAAAGAGCGCCATGCACACATCGTGGATCTGCTTTTCGTAACGGTGGATCATCGTCCTGTTTGGTTGAGAGGGTTTGAGAGGGTTGATCGCTTGTCTTCTTTGACCGCCAGCGTGTGGCGACTGTTTGAGGTGAGACAGCAGCCGGAGAGCGTTAGGAGTCGCCCGGGTCAGCTGCTGCTAGGTCTTTTTTGGTGTCAGCTGTCAGCAGCCTGCAAGGTGCGCTGTTGGATCGTCTGGCGCAGCTGCTCCCAGCCTTGGGCGCTGAGGAACACGTGGAGCGTGTCGCCGTTGTCGTCGGTGATGGTGAGCAGTGAAGCCATCTGCATCACTCGAACGTCTGAAGCGTCCATGTGGACTGTGAGCTTTTGTTCTGTTTTGGTGCGCATTGGTTTGGTTGAGTAGAACACGGGACAGAGCTTCCCCCCTCCCACTTCTAATAATAGTTTATTCTCTGCCGTTTTGTCTAGTACTTAATCGCCATTCACGCGAGCCATTCACGCGAGAGGTTCCTGCTCAGGCGTCAGCGGCTGCTAGGTCGCGCCTACCACGCAAGCCCCAAAGCTAGCAAGCGGTAGGGGGCAGTATTGCAAAATGTAAAAACTGTTCGGCCGCGCGAGGAACCTACACATATATCCGCTGAACAGTCGATTAAATACTAAAAAAGCCCCCGAAAGTGGGGGCAGGGGTTGAGTTTGCTGGAGCGTGGGGATCAGTCGCCCTTATCCTCGATTGAGATTTTAAGTTCAGGGGCTTGGATGTTGACGGTTTCGACGGACTCACCGATGACGCGGCCAATCGAATCAAGCACTTGGCTTGCGGTCTGCAGTTGCCCCTTCTTCAGCGCCTGATGAAACAGCTTGGTCCGCATGTGTTGCAGACGAGCAAGCATGTTGTCGCGGTCTGCTTGCCAGTCTTCATCAACGAGCTTTTTAACTTCTGCCCAATCGCGCCACGCCGTTTTAAGGGAAACTTGTTCTTTTTCCTTATGGTCGTACACAAGCGCACGAGCGGACAACCCGTCTAATTGCCGTCGATAGAGCCGCCTAATGCGATCCTCTTTAGCTTGCGTGGAACGATCTGTCAGAGGCTCGGGCATTAACCTATCGACCTTTTTCCAGATAATAACCTCCTGCAAGCCCTTCTGGCACGGTAGAAGGGGGGTAAGGGGTCAAAAAACAGTTAATGTTTGCGGTATGGCTGTAAAAACAGAACCCATCAACCTGAGATGGGCCCAAGGTCAAGTTTATTCGAGCGAAAAACGCTTCCGAGTTTTGGTTGCAGGCCGCAGATTCGGCAAGTCGTACCTTTCTTGTGTGGAGCTGGTGCGTGGAGCTATCGAACGTCCTGGTGAAACGTTTTTTTATTGCGCTCCGACGTACCGGATGGCGAAAGATATTGCGTGGAGAGCGTTAAAAAAGCTAGTTCCGAAGGTTTGGATCCACACCAAGAACGAAACAGACCTCAGGATTGAGCTAATTAACGGTTCAACTATTGAATTGAAGGGTACAGAGAACGCAATGGCGTTGCGGGGCCGCAGTTTGTCTGGCGTTGTGCTTGACGAGGCTGCATTTATGGATGCAGAGGTCTGGTTTGAGGTGATTCGACCTGCTTTAGCGGATAAGGAGGGTTGGGCGTTGTTTATTTCGACGCCAGACGGTACAGCTAGTTGGTTTTATGACTTGTGGTGTTATGTCCCAGAGGACGAAACGGG